CCGGGTCGCGGAATTGGATTGCACGAGGATCTGGGTTAGGCTTTGTTTGCCCATATTTAATTTTCTCACACTTAATGAACATTTTGACATATGCCTCTTTAGCCGTCACGCCGAATTGTCGGCAATGGTCAACGGCGTGCTCGTATCTTTTCCTCTTAGACCCCACATAATGGTTGAGGAAAGCCTCATACGTTATGGGGGGAGTGAATCCTAACGAGCGGCCAAATTTCCTGCATGATCTCAAGTAAAATTTGGCCGCTTCCTGGCACGGATGCATGTTAGTGTCAAACAACACTCTATTGCAAATGGCCACGAGCTGATTATGTTGGCAGTCATGGTGGGCGAACATGCGCGTGTGAGGGAACTCAATGGGGAGACCCATGTGCGCAATTCGCCTACCGTGTTGGCCACCCTCGTCTTCAGGAATGTACTTGATGCAATTTGGGCGCGAAAAGTCTTTTAACTCCTTTCCCTCAGCACAAATACACTCCCTACTAACGGGGCAGCCTCAGTGTCTGGGTAGCGCACGGGCCCTCGTGAACAATCTGCGGAGCGGATTACCGCTCTTGGGAATGTCACCTTGAGAGAGACCGTGCAGACGGTGGGTGGTGCTGAAAGCCCCATCCACTGTCAAGAACCCTTCACTGCGCCAACCCTTGATAACTAACTGTTCAAGAGGGTTGACTCGCTGGCACATAAGCATTGCCCGCGTTGTCATGGAAAACCTCCATGCAGGTGTCGCGTCAGAAGCATTTTGCTTCAACCACTGTGTTACCTTAGACCGCAACTCCTTCAAGTGCTGGACTGAACGCCCTTGAAACAGTGCTATTGTGAAGAGGTATTCACAAAGCTCATGTGGTAGACCAAACTCCAAGGCCTTATCCTTGAATAGTGTTTGGAGGGGATCCACGCGCGGAATCAGATTATTGGACTCCCGAGGAACTCGTGCCATTACGGCATTGGTTTCTGGGTCCAGATAGTCGATTTGTGGCGCCATATCGTTGCGCACACTGACGACATCTGATGCGCGGTCTCTCCTAAGCTTGCGGTCTCCGAAAAGCGTGTTGACCATGGTCTCAGCAGTGGGCCAGACGTGCACTGCATAAGTGAAGGGGGACAGCATGGCGTCCCCCAATGTGAAACCTTGTCCGCGACGCCTAGTATGGGGGGGCACCTCATTGCGAGGTTGGGGTGCGGGTGGCTGGGTGGGAGTTGGAGCCAAAAGGTCGGCGACCACATTGGGCCCAGGTGTATGCACCACCATTGCGGTAGGCGCAACTTCACTTGGGCTCGAGGCCGGGATCGTCGGGGATGCGGGAGGCTCCACGACCCTGTTGGTCGGAGTGGTGGGAACGCGGTTTAAGCGTGCCGTGACACTACTGATTACTTGGGCCAGTTCTTCCTCCTCGTCTTCCTCAATGGCACGTCCGACGGAGGGGGGTGTTGATCTACACCCACCCTCCTCCTCCAAGTCACCACTGCTTGTGACGGATGCTGCAGTGTGGCTAGCAGCATCGGGCTCGACGGGCCCGGGAGCGGGCTGCTCCTGTGGGGGTTCCGGGTCGTCGTTTGGAGGGAAATCAATGGCCG